CGTCGCACCGGTTCGCTGAGAAGCCCAGTACAGGTTATCGAGGCTGCTGGCGACTTTTGCGGTAAACGCCACCACAGACGCAGCGGCCAGCTCTACTTTGGTACCGAGCTCGATTGCCTTGAGTGTCGCGCCGGTAACGATGGCATCAAACTTTCTGGCTCCGGCATCATCCACCTTGAAGCCCAGGCTGATTAAAAAGTCCTTCAAAGTTTCAGCATTCATGCTTTCGCTCCGTCAGACAGAGATTCCAGCGCTTTATCAATCAGCCCGCGGGCAATCTCGTGGATAGTTGGTGCGACGCCCACACTGGACGCCTTGCGGTGCTGTTCGCGAATTTCAGCCAGCGCCTTTATCTGCTCATGGCTGAGTAATACCGGTTTTACATTTACGTTTTGTCTGGACATATGCCACCCCCTGATATTTATACAGTCATTATAATTGCATAAAATGAAATGATCATTACTTATATTGCAAAACATGAAAGAGTAAATTCGATCGTTACCAGAAGGGAAATTGATTGGTTTATGAGCTAATGAAAGAAACTGTGCAGATTTGCACAGTTATTAGAGTGGTCAGGTATTGATAGCGGGGTCGGGGGTATTACCGGCTTTCTATCCCGGCAGGATGTGCAAAGCTTCCTGCACCACCCGCCAGAAATGAAGAGGGGCTACGCATAGTTGCCCCGAACTGCCAGGCAGCAAAGACCAGAAAACCAACCAGGGCAACAATGGACACATTCAGCACCCGGCGTTCAGCATTCAGTAAAACGACAATAGCAACCGACAGCAGGATCAGCGTCACGGGCCAGCAGGAAGCGAGCGCAATGTACGACATCAACAGGTAATCCATTATCATGGTCTCACCTCTTCATTTTGACCAGAACACACAATCATTCGCCGTACAATACTCATCGAATACTGCGCTAATATTGCGACAGATAACCCAACTCAGAATTATTATCAACGCTAAGTTGGGTGAAGCTTCTCAGGGTTGCTTAAGCCACTATGAAGGAGCAGCGGCCAATAAAATCATTTACGATTCTCATCTGCTCACTGGAGCTCGGAGAGAATTTTGTCAGGAGAAACACTGCCAAGGAATGTATGGGCGGACTTATCCAGCACAACCATCGCAGGTGTCACCTCAACGCCAAGCCGATCAGCCAGCGCTGATTGTTTAATCACCAGATTTTTACATTTTTCCGAGCTGTCATTGTCTGGTAAAAAACCGGCCATGGCATTCTGAAGACTTTTCTGGCGATCCGACGCGCACCAGACCCGCCCCATATCTTCGATAACTGAATCCTTGATGGATGCCGGCACCACCGTCAGAAATGACATTGTCAGTCCTGCGTCAGTATATTTTTTGATATTTTTAACGACATAGCTGCAATAAATACATTGGTTATCGACAAAAACTAAGAGCTTGTGCTTTTCTGCACCTGCCTGGAAAGTGATGGGTTCCAGGTCAGGTAAGGAGCGAGAGATATCCTCGTAGGCCATCTGGGGCGTCGTATCAGAAGCAGAGACTGACGAAGCCTGAACGCCTGAGTTGGCTAAAACAAAAACACCTGCGGCTAATGATTTAAGAAAAAAACGCCTCATTCCCTCTCCCCCTTCCTGTTTTTAATTCCAGGACGTTAACGCCTGGCTCTCATCATAGTTAACTCCTTTTTTATCATTTGGAAAACACGATCGTTTCTGATTTATTCTGGCTTCATCATTGGGCCGTAGCAATTCTCCGGGGGCCCGGTCTCATTTCCCACTTTTGGGTACTGCCAAAATCTTCGGCGCGGGCTGGTGGGTGTTTTACCTTCTCTAGGTATTCATCACATCGTCGCTTTAACCGTTCCCGATCGTTATCAGAAATGGAATCGATTGTTTATGGACTTTGGATGAGCCTTTGACGAAGATTGTCTAACGACCCGTCGCTGCCATGTCTCAACCTAACAAGGAAGACCCCGATGCCATTACCCGAACGCATGAAGCCAGCCAAAATCAGCCGTCAGAAACTTAAGGAACTAGCGGATATGGCCGAAGAGATACTGTCGCAAATTGATAACGGCACTGACGAAGAAGACGCAGGGCTAAACATGATGATTGATGACTGGAACAGGCAGGTCATTAATCCGTATGAATTCTCTGATTTCCGTGACTTTTCCTCATGGACCGACGCAAAGAACTTTACCCGGATGGCATTTAATCAGGAGAAATACGTTGCGGATTTATCCTGGGATGAACTAGTTCAGATAATCAGTTTCGTATGCAATGCTGAAGGCAAGGAATCGGAACAAAGCTACGCGCTGGGATTGCTGGAGAAAAACTTTGATGCCAATCCGTCCGATCTCATCTACTGGCCTAATGAATGGTTCCAGAATGAAGACATGCTCCATGTAGATTTGACGCCTGAAGAAATCGCCGGATACCTGATGGCAAGATCTGGCCGGCTTCTAAGCGATGCGCCACAAATCGACCTGAGATACCCGCTACCTCCCGGCGCGGCAAGTTAACGCTAAGAGATATCAACCCTGATGTGCCCATACATAGCCAGAACACGTCAAACCTGCCTATCTATAGGCAGAACACATCATTCCTGCCATACATAGCCAGAACACACCGTTTCTGCCTATAAATAAGATATGGGCACTTTGACACTCGGTACTAGCATGGGCTATCGCTTCTTCTTCGCTTTCATTTGTCCACCGGCGAGAACTCCATCCGGTAATCTTTCTATAGAGCTATGACGGATAGTTACCAGATGTAACTTAGTGATAAATCGCAGCAGTCACAGAAGAACACAAAAATTTCGTGCTATAACGATGATATGGATTTAAAGTCTACGGCTTCAAAAAAACCATTCCTAAATAGGATAAAAAACGACCTTCAACCATGAGAGACATCGACGTTCGACAAGCTGTTCATTCAAAAATCCTTAAGGAACATCACAAGGATCCTGATACCCTTATTATCGATGAGTTTGTTATGAACTTAGGGGCTAGCCGTGCTGATATCACAGTAATCAATGGGTTAATGCATGGTTATGAATTGAAGAGCAAAAGCGATAATCTTTTGCGTCTACCCGCTCAGGTTGAATTCTATTCTTCGATTATGGACAAGGTAACCCTTGTTGTATCAGATTGCCATGCAGCTGCCGCAGAGAAAATCATACCTGACTGGTGGGGAGTAAAAATTGCAACTGAAGGCTCTAGGAATGCCGTTCATCTACGCACGCTGCGTCTTAATCGAATGAATCCAAACGTCGATAAAGTTGCCCTAGCCATGTTACTTTGGAAGGATGAAATGCTGTCTATTTTGGCTGCTCAAGGTCTAGAGCGTGGCCTGAAAAGCAAGCCACGCAGAGTACTGTGGGCGATGGTTGCAGAATGCATGGAAACCCATCAGCTAAGAGATGAAGTGCGCATGCGCCTTAAAGCCCGTACAAACTGGAGAGTTGATAAACAACTTTTGTAATATGGTGATTTTGACCAATTCGTCTCCAAACTTCGGGGCTACCAAATTTATAACTCTGAGAGGGATTTTGCAGGTACTGTGCATAAACTAGAGCATAATCATTAATATCTTTATCCGCTACACTGAATGTCACCCCAGAGTATTCTCTGTGAGCAACAATTTGTTGGCTATGCGCACCATATTGATCATACCCATATTGGTTAGCTTTTCTTCCTCTAAAAACCCAAAAATCATCATCACCAGTATAACGAACACTAGCAGTGACACTAGGAAACCGTGTCGCAAGCCTAGTGTAATCTGGATGCTGAATCCCATAATCCGCGTAAATTACTTCTCGCGTTAAATAGGATTTTTGACGTAAATCCTTCCACAGAAACCATTCGAAACGAGGTTGCGAATATATACCTACGGATATTTGACTAAGGTCAACTGGAAATGAACCGGCAGCTAATATTACGCGACGGAAATCATGTATATTATGAAGATTGTTAATAAGTCCTGCAGCAAGTGTTTGACTTTGGTCTGTCCCCAATGAATCTTCTGTTATAGAGTCACGCAGATCGATAACAACATCAATATTTCGATAGGGGATATTTAACCTGGAAATATAAGCTGATATCATCTGGGGGTTAGCAATATCTGTTACAGTCAATCGTAAACACACTTCATCTTTCACAAGACCATCAATCGCTTTTAAATAATTTCCGTTACGAGTTGGAGAACTTACCGGAATAACATGAACCCCTGCCGCGCGCGCCTGATTGACAGCATTCGTGATTGGATAAATATCACCTAAGTCAATGAATTGCTCTTCAACAAGTATCCCATCAAGGTAAATAATAGAAATGTCAGAACATGCTGTAGCAATTTTCTTTCCAAAATCACTCAACATTTCATTATAACTCTTATCGGGAATATCTGTGTCTGGATCTAAAGGAACAGGTTCAATTTCAAAAAGAGGGATGATTTTCACTTTGACCGATTTAGATAACTGTGCGGTTGCTGTAAACTCTGCGCGTTTTGTTTTTAAAATTGGTACGTAAGAAATATCTTCCATATTTACGCCTCAAAATTATTTCACATGAGATAATTACCATCCTAACAATTAGCTATTTATGAGCAAGAGCATCGACATAAGTGTTTTCATGTATTACCCCTGCAAATTTCCCAGATGATATGATGGTTTCTTCACCTACCGCATTCCGTAGATGCTCATAAACGTATATCAGACGAATCCGTTTTTCTCCAATACGACACAATAAAAACCCGTATTTCACGGGCCAGATCAATTTATTGAGAGAACTCCTTTTACTTAAAACAATTCTGATAACGTTTATTAACATCTAATCTACTTCATCTCTATCCTAGTTCCGGGCGCTTTCAGAAGCCATTCCAGAATGTCGATAGTCTCTTGCTGGAAGATACTCTTATCAAAAATCATCGTCATACGGCGACGTCTGGTCAAATCCTTCATACCCGGTAGTGGGCGGTTGCTGCTCATGGGCCCGACGCAGGGCATCTGTAGCCTGTCCTTGTTGCCCCGTTTTACCGCCTGGGCGTACCGCTCTGGCACTGAGCACACTGTCCGCAATTACCTGATAGCCCTGCTGAGCAGCACCATCCTGCCCCGTCCACTGATTGAGTTGCATATTGCCCGCCACGCTGACAAGGTCGCCTTTCCGGTGGTTGGCCAGCGCGTCAGCCTGCTTACCAAAAGCAATGACACCCAGCCAGAAGGTAGCCTCTCCGTTATCAGCCGCATTACAGGGTAGCGCTATAGCCAGGCGGGCATAGCCATGTTCGTACCTTTTCCCCTTGTCCGAGCCTCAGGGTCGGCCACCAACCAGCATAATCATTAAGTATCTCCAACAAGCTTATTGATTTTTGTGTAGTTATAAAGAAGTGTCGCTCTCCCTTCTGTAGAGAGTGGGTTGGGGGAATGCTTCTTATAATGAATGCCTTCTACCCACCGCCCGCTACGGTAAGCTCTTATTTGCCGGGGGGTCATATACATCCTCGCTACAATTCCCGCTTCCATCATCCATTCATCATCTTGAGTAATATTGGCCATAATTAACCTCATTTCTTCTTTTGACTGGTCAGCTCGCCGCGAACGGGCGGGTCCGCTGGTGGCTGAGTAGAGTAAATTGGCTGGTGGGCTACCGACAAACTTGTCCGGCCACCAGCCGGCCGTATGCTGAAATTTGAGCTGTCATCGTGTAATAGCCCCCGTTTAAACCGGACACTTCACCAGTAAGATATAGTCATAGAACTATGTTTAAGGAGTGTCCTGTGCAAAGAATCGAAGTGATCACTGGCGAGCAAAAGCGCCGCCGTTATACTCCCGAAGAGAAAGCCCGTTTTGTTGCGCTTGCCATGCAGCCCGGCTACACCGTCTCACTCGTTGCCCGGCAATATCGCATCACACCCAGTCTTCTTTTTAAGTGGAAACGACTCATGAACGATGGTGGGAAGTCTGCGATCGCCGCAGGCGACGAGGTGGTCAGCGTCTCCGAAGTCAAAGCACTGGAGAAAAAAGTCAAACAGCTTGAACAGATGCTGGGACGCAAAACGATGGAAGCCGAAATCCTTCGGGACGCGCTTGAAATAGCGCAGGCAAAAAAGTTGATATCGCGCATGCCATTGCTGCCACCGGACGATACTCCCTCATCCGAATAGCTGAAGTGCTACGTGTATCGCGTTCGAATCTGTATGACCGGTTGCTGGAGAAACGCCAGCACCGGTCAGCACGCTACAGCAAAGACGATGATGTCCGACTGTTGCCGCTTATCCGCCAGATATGCAGCGAGCGGGCGACAAACGGCTATCGCCGCGTGACTGCGCACCTCAATCGTGCTCTGAGGGAGCAAAACTGGCGGGTTAACCCCAAACGCATTTACCGGATCATGCAGGCAAATAACCTGTTGCTGGCAAAATCAGGCCATAAAAAGCCAGCACACAGTCATACAGGCAACGTCGTGACACTTAAGCCGGATACGCGCTGGTGCTCAGATGGCTTCGAAATACGCTGCTGGAATCAGGAAGTCGTGCGGGTGGTGTTCAGCCTTGACTGCTGTGATCGTGAAGCTATCAGCTGGTCGGCAACAACAGGTGGTATAAACAGCGTTATGGTGCAGGATCTGCTGACAGAGAGTGTAGAAAAGCGGTTTGGAAATACGCTTTATCTGCCACACGCCGTTGAGTGGCTGACCGATAACGGCAGTTGCTACATAGCGGACGCAACAAGAACGTTCGCCGCCTCACTCGGGTTCATCGTGTGTACGACGCCGGTGCGCAGTCCGGGGAGCAATGGGATGGCTGAATCGTTCGTGAAAACGTTCAAGCGGGACTACGTGTATGTGAATGACCTGCCGGATGCGGTGACCGTAATGGAAAACTGACGGAATGGATGGAAGACTATAATAACTGGCATCCCCATAAAGGGCTGAAAATGCAGTCACCGAGGGAATACAGAAGTTCGTTGCTAGTTATAAATTAACCGTGTCCGTTTTAGCGGGGGCAACTCCACATCGCTTGAATCCTCTCTTCTGATGCCCTATACCTGATTCAGTGTTGGTTCAAAATGTCGATTTGTTGGTTCATTTATCCCATTTGTTGGTTCGGCTATTACTTCAACTTTCTTTAAAAACATAAACATATATATAACTGAACCAACCGAACTAACTGAACCAACATTTATTATGCTTTTAAATAGTGGTTTTAATCTCCAGTATCGCTCTCATCAGGAAGATGCTGAATCACATAAACATTGACCTGACGACCATCAACACGCGGTGATTTACGTTGAAAGCCCCGCCCGTTTGTCGGTAGCGTTAGCATACCGCTCTCCGCCAGAACGCGAGCAAACTGACGAGGGTTAAATCCGCTGGCAATTTCGCTCTCAAATGCCCCGGGAAAGGCATAGAAAATAATCGGAGCCGTATCGTGTGCCCCCTTCTTCTGGCGATATCCGGCAAGGTTCTGAACCGGTAAATCTGCCGGGCTGTAGGGCAACGGCGCAAACCGGCTGTAACCATAAGCGTTAAGAAAGGCCTCGCACTGCTCAATAATCTGCTGGTGCTCTTTGTTGGCAGTACCGAACTCATGGATCCACGAATTCCAAGAGTGCTGTATGGCATCACGACAGGCCTGAATATCCCAGCCTGTGATATGAGCACTGAGAACCAATGCCGCCTCCATCACAGCAAACCGCCCAGCAACACGATGGGCCTGCTCACCATAATCGACAGGAATAATTTCACGCCAGCGTTGCTCCGTTGCGCGCAGGGTGTCTTTTGCTTGCTTCTGGTGTCCAGCCAGAAACCTCACCCATTCTCGACCGGCTGCGCCGTGATTGTTCAGCCATGCAGCAGAAAGCGCCCGTGCATGGGCTTCACCGCTTTTGAGTCCATGAAAGCTAGTGGCTTTTGTCAGCGGGATGTTAATCAAGCGCACGAGTTGTCCGGCCTTCGCTTTTTTTCCGGCAGTAGCTACAAAGGTCTCCATATCCACTTCGCCGGTACTGATTGCTACCACACGCCAGCGCTTCAGTTCACGGTTGCCCCCCTCTTTGGCCCCCTGTAATTTCCCGGTTCCGTTAAATAACGCATAAGCCGCCTGGTAAACACTGAGCGGATCAGTGCCCTGCCCAATCTCATCCAGTGGCATCAGCGCATCATTGTGCGACGCCGCTTCGTTGGCCAGTCCCAGCGCTGTACCGTACCAGGTCAGTTTCAGGGCTTCCGGCTTACCATAAAGGCTGCTCGCAACGCTCTGTGTTGTGGTCTTACCGGCGCTCGATGAGTTATAGAAGTGGATCCCAAATCCATCGGAGTCGGTCAGCCCCACCAGAGGACCACACAATGACGCCGCCATAGCAGTCATCATGGAATGATTGCCCTCAACCAGACGGGCGATGCTGTTCCGCCAGCTATCCACCGTTCCCTTGATGGAATATCCGCCGGCAGCCGAACTACGACCGTTAAACATGACCGGCATATCAGGATTACCGATGACTTCGCCATCCGGCATAATGTAGGCACCGCACTGCCAGCCAGTGACGCTGGCGATATGCCATAAATCGCAGCTGGCGGTATCACGCAGAAGGTGATCGGCCAGCACGTTGCGCAGCCGTGGATTAGCCGTAATAAACAACCCACCAGCACGCAAGCGTGCCCACCCTTCACGGTCGCCGATATCACGCATAGGGATCGCTTCCGTGCGCTTTGTTTTACTCCCTGCAGGTGTCCAGCGAAGGATAAGATACCGGGCTTCATCATCCACCCCAATCCCTACTCCAGCCACTTCCAGAAGGTTGCAGAGGATTTGGCCAGGCCGGAGAATTTCCCCGGTTTCCTTATCCAGCTTTGGCGTCACCCAGTACAGACCATCACCACGCTCATCAACATACGGGGTCATATCTTCACTGCTTTTGTGCTGACGCTTTTCCCCCAGCATGGAAGGCACGCTTTTGCCACATTCTGCCTGCGCTTTCAGGCGGGGGAGTTGCTGCGTCCAGTCCTCCGCTGCCTGAACATCATGCATCCCGCTGAACAGCCTAGCTTCTTTAACATCGGCCAGCGCCAGTTTTGTAGCAATCCTACTAATCTGGATCTCATTCAGTGCACCAGAACGAATGACGCGCACGAACTGACGCCCGGTATCCACAATGCGCAGATCATCCAGCACCGCCAGTTGCTTTGTGCCCAGCCACACAGGAGGAACCTTATCACCCGCCTTCGCCCCTTCGCTCTCGGTCCAGTGCTGAGCATGAGCATAGGCATCTGCACCGGCAAAAATGATAGCCTCTGTGAATTTATCTTTTGGTAGCGCTTTAACGTTCGGTGCGTATTTCATTCTGACGTCCCTGATTTGTATGCGCGAGAAAGTGCCACACGAGAAGCGGTAAAACGTGGCCCGGAGGCCACCAAAGAACGGGAGAATTTCCCCGATACCCGGACAACTGAGCGGGCCTGACGGACATAATCACGAATGGCATTAGCCGCATCAGGAATAACAACGGCAACCCTGAGGCATTCGCGCAAATGACCAGAGTGCCTAACTTCAGGTTGAACATAACTGCCAGCAGTTAAGCCGGAATTTTTATTTGCCATCTTTTACTTCCTGCTTACCGGGGCATGGTGATCTGAAAACCTGCGAGGCGACAGCACTCGGTGAAACTGTCTACAGACCCCACAAACTCATTAGGCCTCAGAGGAAAGCTGCCTGTAGCCTTACCATTTTCTATATTTGCCAGTATCTGTCCGGTAAAGCTCTCTGATACAGGAAGTGAAAAATTCAACTGCGGCGGGTTTCGCAGCGTTTTCTTCTGAGTATACCCAGAGCTCTGAGATTTTTTAATATCGTCCTCAAGGAGTGCAACAGACTGTTTGATAGCTTCTCCGGCAATGTCCCCAATGAGATCAAGAAAATGACAGGGATTATCCGTTATCGTAGGGCTCTTCTTATGGGCGATAGTTTTTATATCCGTCAGCGCATGTAACAGTTTCAGCATAATCTCTGCGGAACTGTCCGGAGAAAGGCAACTATCTTTTTCGTTCACTGTCCTGCTAGCCTTCATTTCCACCTGTTGCCCGGTTCGTTTATTTTTTCCACCAGCAGCTCTGTTACGATTTTTCAGGGTGGAACCCAGCAATACCCCTGGTTTTTCCTCTTGACACACGATTTCACCAGAACCATTAACTAAACGCGGTGCAGGAATGGAAATCGGGCCGTTCATATTAAATTCACGCATGCTTATTCTCCTGTACAGGGGTGATTGCTTCACGGGAAATACGAGCAATCACTTCCACAAGGCTATTGCTAGGTATGTGTTCGCTGTCTTCGTAAACATAACCAGAGGCCTTTCCCTGTGCGTCACTTTTTGCCAGTACGTATTCGGGTTCTTTACCGTGGCTGGTATCCAAGGAGTTAACCAATAGTCGCTTCTGACGGAAACTATCGGGAAACGCAGAAAGAGGCGGAATGCCATCACTCATTATCTGCCACAGGGTTCCGCTTTCTGAGTCAACCCAGCACTCGTGAATCGGACTTTCGGTGCGGATTTTGGCGACGAACGACAGAGAAAAATCACCGGCAAGATATGCTCTGGCTTCTTCTTCGGTATCGGCCTGAGTACGCAGAACGACTGGAAGCTTTTTTGGATCAGCGTAAGTTGCCAGAAACAGCCAAGTAAAGTTTTTAGGTTGAGGGTTACGCATTTTCCATCTCCTCGCGTGATGCTTCTTCACCAAGAAAACCGCCCGTATCACCGACCAGATCTTTGAGCAGATTTATTAGTGCGGCCACTTCACTAGATTCCATTTTCTCAACCTGCCTTTTCTGCATCAGGGCGAGAATAATTTCTGCCTGATATGCTTTTTCAGCAGCCTGCCGGATGGTTAGATCACACATGGCACACCTCTACACTCTTGGTCGATTTTCTTTGCTGCACACAAATTACAGCGCCAACACTCCACCCATTGTTTTGCGCTTCATGGGCCATTCGTTGGACGGCATCATTTAAATTACATGCATTGCCATACCAAGTGACTGAGATCGGAGCACCTGAAGCATCTTGACAGGTAGCAAGGACACGGAAGTTACTCATACTCGACCTCCTGTAACCTGTAAGGCGTGGAATGGGAGACGGGCTGCGAAAATTAGGTTAACCCCCGGCATTGCGCTGCGGGCTTTCTGTTCACTGGATGCGTTGATATAAATCACCAACGGTTTGGCTGCGGGGGAGCGCTCAGAAGTGGAGATAAAACGCCATGTAAATTCAGGGTGAGTTTGGGTATGCTGTGATCCAGCCATAACTGTTACCTCGACTAATGGTTTGTGGTTAGAGGCCCGGTTAGTGTTCCTAGCACTGCCGCGCTTCGCATTTACAAGGTGTATTTCACCTTCGATATTCAAGCTAGCCCAAAGTGAAATACACTTCAAGCCTTTTTCTTTTATTTTTTTTGCGTATACTGAAATACACCTAACACAAGGAGTTTCAGTAATGGCAACAGGTGCGAAGAACGCGAAGTCACAAATGACTACAGTTCGAATCCCCCATGATGTGATGGAAGATATTGAAAGTTTGAAACAAGAAGGCGAAAGCACCGCTGGTTTTCTCGTAACTGCAGCCAAAGGTGAGATCAAACGCCGGCAGCGCAATAAGTCAAAAAATAACCTTCCAGATTGAGCTATGCTGTCCTTCCTTGTTTCATCTGGAAAGGAGTTTGATATGAGCAATGACCCGCTGAAGACCAGCGTGAGTGAAGGGCTTGCAAAAATGCATGAAGCTAGTGAGTTTATCCCCGAAGAAACGGTGGAAGAACTTGCAGAGAAAGCCCGCAAAGATGCAGAAGAATCAAAGCTGCAGCATCGCAACAAGCATGCAGAGTGAATTTCAGTTGGCAACCAAAGGGTAGAATTTAATTCCCCGCCCTTTTCCCCCAAAGTGAGGAAGAACTCTGGAATCAATGAGTTATACGTAAATTTCACTTTTGGGCTTTGCCATAAAAGCTGAAAAAAATCAGCGTCCTCAAAATTGAGTTGGCTCATTCTTTGACCACCAACATTAACCCTGGTATGCTGGCTCTGCTTGGATATTCCGTAGTGACATTGGCAGCTCTGCAAAGCTGCCTTTGTTTTATGCGCGATCATGCGCTACCTCCCACTCGTATTCATCGAAGCCAATCTGTCCCATCGCATCCACCAGCCGTTCCGCCGGACGCAGGGCTTTGAGTTCCTTCTTGCGCAGGTTCATCCCGTTACTGCCCTGTGAGCCATGAAGCCGCTTAGAATGCTTGTCTGCACGGGATACAGTGTTTTGCGCATCAATAACCGGCATAGCTGCCAGTTCTTTGAGCGACGGCAGTTCGACATGCTGGAAAGTGACGACCTCCGGACAACGGAAATAGGCTTTTACGAGCTGGCGCTGAACCTGCCAGGCCAAATCATCGTTAAACGGCTTTGTCAGCAGCAGATAACCTGATTCGGTAATCAGCGTTACGCGGCCACGTATCGGACTGTTCATTTTTTTGCCGGGGCGTTTAATGCCCCTGGCTAAATGATCAGTGACGTCCCATTCGACCTCAGACGCGCCGACAATAAAAAAATCGTCGCCATCGACGAAGCGGGCACGATTACGCTGAAAAGCCTTTTTTGCTGTGTCTCTCGGTCGCCGGTGGGCCTCGTCGATCATGGCGAACGTCACAACACGCTGGCCGTGAAATTCGACAGCAGGGAACTGTTTAACCTGAATGCTGGCTTCAGGGTGAGTTTGGCCGCTGCCAGTTAAGGCAGTTAATTTTTTCTGAGTCATTTCTATCGCTCCAAAAAGTTCTTATTCAGAGCCGCCGCGACAGCGTTAGGTATGCTGCAATATTTCTAACGCAACACCACGCAACAAATTCTCTTTTCGCTGATCAGACGAAGTTGCGTGTGGTTGCATTGGTTTTCTGTTAGGCCGAAGCAGTTGGGGTGAAACTCCTCTCTGGTGCCATGCTGATGCGAGAGTTTTGGCTTTCAGAATGGAGAATCTGATACGAGGTGCGTTTTTTGTGCCATATCCCGCCATTATGCCGCTTTACTGCGGCTTTGCTGCCAAGCGGATACCTCGGACAAAAGCCAGCCCACGGCACGCCCCCCCAGCTTACGGCGGGATGGAAACTTACCCTCTCTTTCCATCATGTAACGCGTGGTACGGCAAATGCCTGTCAACTGTCGGCATTCTTTTTCTCTGATTACGCGTTCATTCTGGCTTGGTTGTGTGAATTGGTTCATAAAAGAATACTCCCGTTCGTGATTGTTCGGGAGTATTGTCCATGTTTTACAGAGAATTAAAGTGAAATCATTCTATTAACGTGTGATTTCACCGCGAGGAACGCTCTCGCCCGAGGTATTTAGCAAGTGTCTGGGGATGAATATCTGGGAATTCTATACCTTTTTTTGATGCAGTAACGGTCAGTATCTCCTTTAACCTAACAGGGGATATCTTATTGATATCAACATCTTTCGTATCAGATATCATAGCGATCAGTGAAGTTATCAATCCCGCATACACTGCGAGTGATTTTGGATTATCTATATCACTAGCTCCCGAAACATTGGGGTTAAAATCATGGCCTTTTTCACTGTTTCCTTTTTTAAGGCCTTTTAGCCTATCAATCTCATCAACTGTAATAAGAAAATCATTTAGATATACTTCAACAGGTTCATCTCTCTTAATGAAATTACTTGGCCCACACCTAAGAGCCCCACCAGCTAGGACATCAACAGCTACAAAATCAGTATGGAAAAGTGTATTATCATGACTGAAACGCCCAACGATGGGGTAAGATGAGTTACTTTCCGGAACCTGGAAAGCTTTTATTATAATTGCCCCTCCATCTAGCAAAGAGAATTCAGAGTTATAAATCCATTTAAACGGAATTTGGAGCAACCCCTTGATACTTACTGGGCTAACTTCATACTTCCATATTTTTTGCGACTCTTTCTCCACCCAGAAATTAACACTAGACTTTACTTTTAAAAAGTCATTAACAAATTCATATGTCGTATCATCTTGCGCAAGAAACACCCCTTCAGGGCTTAAGCTATACTTCATATTTTCAAGTAAAAAGTACTCGCTTATCCAATCATGAAATTTCTCAACATCTATCGCCAAATCAGTGTGCCACTCCGGCAAAGGTTTATTTGCAAAGGTATTATCTTGCGTCACCACCTTAATGCACAAATTAACATAACCATTAGCTGCAAAATGAATGATATCAGCTATATCACAACCTAATTCAACGGCAGCTTTATCAAGAGTAAAATACAATCTTTTCGGTAAAGTCATATAGCCACCCTCATTAATAATATATTATTTCTTTCTGACAAAATATTTAGCTGTTCCATCCATTGATTAAGTGCATCCAACTTTTCGGGTAAATACTGGCTGCGGTTATAGACGGCCATAACACCACCCAGCGAGTGCCCTAGCAGTTGCTCAACGACATGGGGTGCGACCCCCATGTTGTTTAATGTGGTGGAGAACGTCCGACGCAGGTCGTGAAGCGTCCACGGTTCTGAATGGCCCAGACGTTTATAGATGCCCCTTCCCCACTGGCTGACCGCTTCAGGCTTCTTGATGCAGCCCAGCAGCAAACCTGTATCTCTGTTTTTCTCTATCAGTTCTTTGACAAGCGGGCGGAGAATTACGGGAATTGGCCGTAATATCTTTGTGCCACCTTTGCTGTGTTCCTTTGGAACCGTCCAGATCCAGTCCTCCAAATCCCATTCAGCAGACCTGGACAA